GGAGTTCGGGCAATGGTAATAGATGGAGTTGGAGGCAGCGTTGAAGTAGACTTCGGCGGCTTGACAGGTGGTTTGAGCGCGGGCCACGGGAGCAACTGATGCCGCAAGAAGCATCAGCAAAGCAAGTTTGCGCATACATTTCTCCTTAGCCCCGAATGTAACTGACCAGCACGCCTTCTCCGTTGACGTCTGCGTCGATATAGAATTGCGATACGTCGAGAGCGTTGCTGGCTTGAATGGTGGTGCTGAATCCAGGAATGACCGCCCCCGCCGGGATTCCCAAGACGTAACCGCATCCGACCAGTGTCGAGCCCACGACGGTGGAGTCCCCTATGTAGATCTTGCCGGTGTTGGAGGAGAGCGCCTGGATGCAGACTCCCTGCGCTTTGGTCGGAGTTGTTGCGATCAGTTGCACGCGCGTACCTGCGGTCGCCACCGTCTTCTTGCCGATTACGTGGTATGACATCAGAAGTCTCCTTTGAATCCAAGGATGGCTAGATCGGCAGTGCCGCCGAATGCTATGGTGCCGGGGGAAGGCGTGCTGCCGCCAGCGACGGGATAGTTCGGAATGACTGCAGCGTTTCCGCCCGCCCAGTTGCTTACTTGCGCTCCATTGGTAGCAATGTTGTCGAAGAACCAGAATCCGACAAATCCGCTCAACGAATTTTTGGTGTAGTCCTGCGCCTGAAAAATGCACCAACCGTTCTGGAAGATGCTTATCACCGGGAAGCCGTCAACGTTGTCAATTACCTGCAGGCGTATTTTGTCACCGGCAGTCAGGTTGATTGTGACGGTCGGGCCGAATTGCGTCTGATTCGCTCTGGCCTTCACCGTGGCTGTCGAACCGGTCGCGCCTTGGATAAGCACGTCGTATCCCTTTGTGTATGCCGCGTCGATGCGGCACATCGGGAGCGCGAAATTGCTCGTCGTGAGGGTGTGAATCGTAATTTCGCTGTATTGATTCGCGCCAAACGTGGCGGCGTTGTAATACGCGCCACTGGCTGCGGCTGTTGAAGGAGCCTGGACAAATGGGCCGGTAACGATAGTTGGTCCGTTCCATCCGGTGATCGTCGTCCAACTACCACTGAGCGGCCCATTCCCGTTCGTGAATGCGTCGCTCGCGAGCTGCGAAGCGGCGTTTTCTGGGAACTGCACCAGCCCTTGAATCGACGTAGGGGCGGTCAAAAGACCGATTTGATAAATCGAAGGCGTAAGAGCATCGCCGGGAGATTCTGAGCAGTAGAAATATGTCTTGCTGCCGACGTTGATGATCCCGCCAGGGACGCATTGACCGTCGAATGTATTTAAGGATTCAAACATTTGACTGATGTGCGCTGAGTGCGTGTCGAGAACCCAGGTGGTGAAGCCGGATGGATCGGTGCATTTAGCGCGGGCGATTTCCGTTCCTTCTGCGTTTCCTGTCGAACCAGGATTGAAGGTCTGACCCCAGACATACCAAGTACCGTCGTTAGCCTGTCCCCAGCCTCCGCACATCGGGCCGAAGTTGGCAGGCATGACCCGAACACCTGAAGTGCTCCACGACAAGCCGTCCGAGCTTGTGTAAAGCTTTCCGCCTCCCAGGGCATACCAAGTGCCGCCTTTGACGGTAAACACGGAGAAAAAGTAGGTTGTCCCTGGAGCAATGTTTGAAGCCGCAAGTGTCCACGAGATTCCATCTGAGGACGTGTAGACGTTGCAGTTACCTGTGCCATTTCCGCCGCCGCCGCTGGCAAACGCGTACAGGTAATAGGTGTTGCCTACTTTGATGACGGAGGGATCGATTACCGAGCTAAGGACTGCTGACCCGTTACGAGTCCACGCGATGCCATCAGTCGATTCCGCATAGCCAATAGCATTTGCAGACCATGACGCGAACCACATCTTGTAAACGGTGCCCGAAAGCAACTGCGCATTGCCTTCGTAAAGGATCTGCGAACAGTTTGCGCAGCCAACGGGAAGATCTGCCGTGTTTGCGGGGATGACGATGCCCTGCTTCGTCCAAACGCCATCCTGCTGCACTATGCTGTAGCCGCGCCACGACGAGACTTGAACGTGCGCAGGCGTGGTGGTGGTATGCTCGGCGAATCCAGGTGAACCTGACGTCAGATTAGTGTCGTAGTAAAAAAGCAGGCGTGTGCCATTCTGGTAGAGCGAGAGACAGGATCCCACAACGGAAAACGCCACCACGTCACCGGCAGCGAGTGTCGCGCTCCCCGACGCCAGGGTTGTAAAGGTAGCTCCGACCTGCGATCCGATGGAGCACGTACCGTTGTTGAAATTCGCCTGATAGAAATGCGACCCGCCTCCGTCGTCACGAACACGCAGCACAAGCGATGACGCTACTTCCACCGTCAGCCCGTTTACCGTTACTTCGGAAATTTGGTCGGCAGGGAAAACGTTGCCGGTCCAGATTTGCCCGTAGAAGTTAGTAGCATGAGCCGTGGGTTGGACAGTGTTTGGCGAGCCAGCGACGACAGTTCCGAATCCAGCGTTGATCGACGCCCAGCCAGGGGCGAGGCTGCCTGAGAGGAAACTGTCGGAGGCGATAAGTTTGTTGTTGGCCACTACATCTCCACTTTCGGCATCGTGATGCGCTTGCCAGCCGATTCGACGCGCATGCGCATCACCTCGTCGGCCTTCAAGCGTAAAGCATTGGACATTACGCGCATAAAAACAACACTGTCGATGATGTTGGTCTCGACGTCGGTGTAGTCGCGCTCGGGCGTGTATTCGATGTGGATCACGAGAGTGTTCGAGGACTGGCCTGCGTCGCGGCGCGTTGGATCAAGGGACATGTCTATTTCGACTCCGTAATATTCCCACCAGGCTGCATTTTAGGCATCGTCTCACCCGAAGCTTTGCGCCCGGTTGGGGAGATGTTGGGCTGTAGGCCCATGTTCTGCATGGCGATCAAGCGTTTGGTGATCGTGGTGGCGTCTTCGGGTGGGTTGCCGTAATTAGGGATGCCGAGGATTTCGGCGAGCGTCCAGATGTCGATCACGCCAGCGCGGAACAGTTGGATGTAGAGCAATTTCTTCGTTACTTCGCTAGCACTGAGGAGCGAGCCTGGGGCGACGTCGTAGGTGAACTGGTGCAGGAATTCGCGGGCGCGGATTATAGCTGGGCGCGGCTCTTTTGAGGATTCGTCCTCCATGCGCATGAAGGCGGGGATGACGTTGCCAGGGTCCATGTCGAAGTCTTCGAAGGTGATGCCCTGCATACCGAGGATAGCGACGCGCTGCTCGACACTGTAGAACTGGAAGATGTTCGAGAGGGTGATCATCGCGAATTCGCGCAGCGAGGCTTCCAACATACGCGAACGCATCCTGATAGCAGGCGACATCGACTCCAATATCTTTTCGATCGTTTCGGTCGAAGGGATCTGGCCGAGCTGCATCAGCTGAGTGAGGTCGCGCACACCGGAGAGTTTGTCGATCTCCTCACGAAGGTCATTGATGGTGAGGGCGATGGACGGGTCGAGGGGCGCGACGATTGCCAGCTCCGCCGTCTTCCCGGCAACGGGATTGGTGCGGAGCTTGAGTCCTGCGCGGCGCGTGTCGATCGCATTCATGGCTGAGCGAGACAACGCATTTTTGTCCGCTATGAGATCAGGACGGAAGACCTTTTGATTGTGGTCGCTGACGCCGCGCACGAGGCGATTCAGCTCCTCTTGGAGGCCAATGATGTCGAGTAGAGGAGGCTTGCCGAGCCAGGTCCATGGCCACGGGTCTAGGGTGATCTTGACGAGAGGGAACAGGCCATGCCAGAAGATCGATGGGCCGTCGCGCAAGACAGCTGAACGGCAGAAGGTGATTTGCCTGCCTCGCGGGTAGAGCAGATCACCGGGCTCGACCCAGTAGGACCAGTTGGGGTGCTTGCCAGGTTCGGGGACGCCTTCGCCGACCCATACCTTGCCGGATGATTCGTTGCGCCGGTCGTCCTTGACGTACATCGTGAACACATCGGCTGACGGGACGGCCATGTGCGCTACCGGCCGACCACCTATTGAGGCCCAGAAGTTTTGCATGAAGCCTGACGTGAGGCCGACGCGGGAGAGCATCGAGTTGGCGCGCGTCGCTTTGTCGATCGAGATGGCGGACATGTCGCGATCAGGGCGGATATACTTGGCCATGTTGGGATACTTGGCGCGCAGGTAATTGACGGTGCGCTCGCGACGCACAATGACGCCGAACGCTTCCTGAAGCGAGTAGTTCGAGTTGGGCCGGATCGGGAGGACGTCGCGGGGGTCTTCGGGGATGCAGTCCATGTCGGCGATGGCTTGATCGTAGGTGAGGTGGGCGTAGCCGGTCGCGCCGACTTCGCTGTACTTGATCACGTCGGCGAACTTGACGTCGATCAAGCGTGACGTCCACCAATGCTTCGCGATTTTGTTGCCGAGCGTCGCCTGCATCTCGTACTTGTTGTTCGCGGTGTGGTATTCCCAGAAGGGCTTGATGTCAGTCATGCCCGCTGCAAAGTCAGTAGCGGCCTTCCCAAATCTGTTGTCGACTAGTTGGCTCAAGCTACCCGGTGATGTGGTACGCGCGTAGTCGCCCATCACGTAGTCGATCATCGTCGGGATGAACTTGTAGCCGACCTGCGAGCGCAGGAAGTTTTCACCTTCGGCGAGGGCGTCGCCGCACCATTGCAGGACAGAGTCGAGATGGCGCTTGTCGGCAGGGTTCAGCTGGTTGAGCTGGCCGAAGGGAACTTCGGAGGCCATTAGAAGAGGCCTCGAGTGGACTCGCGGAAGCGCTCGTAGCGATCGCGCTCGGATTTACTATGCTTGAATTCGGGGAGGCCGTCGTCGATCGAGCGTCCCGATTTGTCGTAATTGCCGACGTGCGAGATCGTGTTCGTGGAGCGTTCGAAGGCGCGCAACTCAGACAGGGATTTGATGGTGATGCGCTCGCAGTTCGACGGCGTTGGTTTGTCATTACGTGCGGGGTAGCTTAATGAACCATCAGGCTTGCGGAAGATGGTGATGGAGTCGCGGTCGGACCATTGCGCGGGAGCGCGCTTGCGCACACGGTAGACAGGCTCGAATATTCCATTGCAATTGAGATGGATGATCCTTTGCGGGACCGACATGACGAAGAAGTCGTCGACTTCGGCCCCGCAGCGCGAGCATGCGAGGTCTAATAGGCGGGGCATTTTACCTGAGTTACTTTTTACGCCGCCCGTGCTTCATCGAGCGACCGCCGTCCTTGAACTTGTTGCCAGCTTCCTTGCCCTTGCCGAGCGTGCCACCGGACTTGCCGAACTTCTCTTTGAATTCAGGTGCTTCCTTTGCCATTTCGCCTCCTACTTCGATTGGAATATGTGCGGCACGTTAGACGCAACCGCAAGCTTGTGGACGATGCCGCGAGGGCCGGGGTGGGACGGTGGATGGACGCCACGCCAGGTCGAGCGGTCGATGTCGGACAGGAATCGCTGTTGATGCTCGTAGTCGGACTCGGGGCGGGGCGATTCGGCGTCGGATTCAGGAATGGGCGATTTAGACTTGGCCATTGTGCATGCTCCTTTTACCAGGGCTCGAGGCCCACAAATTTGCGCAGACCGAGAATGCAATAGTGACGAAGGTATTGGTCAAGGGACTTGCGCTCGGACTTGGCACGGGAGGCGGCACGGGTGAGTAAGGTGCCGGTGATCTCGATGCTGATGTCGTCGCTGATCTTTAACGAGACTAGGTTTTTCATGCGCTGCAAGGCGTCTTCGGGCGAGTTGAAGATGTGGCCTCCAGTGATGCGTTCGAGTTCGGCGCGGAGAGCGTCGGTGAAATAGAGGCCGCGACCTGACGTAAAGGTGACGGAGGTGCGCAGGCGGTCGCTGAGAATCTTCTCGACCGAATGTCCGACAGAATCGGCTTGCTGCTGGTATTCGTTGAACGTCGCGGCGGGGAGTTCGACGTAGACGCGGACGTGCTTGTTCGTGCCGTTTGGCGCGTCGACGATGACTGGAGGCTTAGCGCGAGGCTTGGCGATAGGCGTTACGGTCGATGTAGAGTCAGGCATGCGCTTGTCCTTGTGTGTGAGATTAGCACGTATAATCGGGCCAGGGTCAACAGGATTCGACTGCGAGTCGACGACGGTCATGGGGATGCCGAGGCGGGCGATGTGGGCGATCGAGCGATTGACGGTCTTGTCGACGCCGTCGTAGAAGATCAGGGCGTGCGAGGCGTGGACGACAGGGAGGCGGCCACGGGAATTCCACCATTGTACTTTGGTGACAGGGACGAGGGATTGCTTGGAGATGATGTGGCCGACACCGAGGGTCGATGTGAGGATGATCGAGTGTGACGATATGCGTGTGAGCCAGGTGGAGACAGCGGTGAAGTTGATGTACTCGTATGCGCTGACGACGAGAAGAGAGTCAATCGGCGCTGCTGTCAAGGATCGCCGCAATGTGCTGGTCCCAGGCATCGATCATCCCTTCGTAGCTGATATCGCTGGCCTCCCAACGTGGAGCAGAGGATTGGGTTGGGCGCTCGACAGGTTCCATGTCTTCCTGGGTAGACCAGTCGTGCAGCGCCCATAAGTTCATTAGCATCGAAAGGACGCGGTCGTCGTGGCGGCCGTAACGTGCCTCGCCGATCAGGAGGTAGGCGTCGGCGATGCAGTCGGCCATCTCTTCGACGAGGTAGGTTGAGCGCAGGATGACGCGGCGGCGTTGGATGTGATGCAGGGCGCGCATCCAAAGGTCTTTGTTGGCCGAGCGGGAACTGTACCACCAGAAGGCTTGCGTGCGTTGGACCTGGCTAGTGCCCCATTTGGTCCATCGCCATAGATTGGTGTACGAGTGCCTGTCAACTAACTCGCGTAAGGTAACTGCGCCTGGCCCTGTGACTTCACCTATGACTAAGGCTTGGCCGTCCTCGTTCGAGCCGCCGTAGAGCGAGCCGATTGTCGCGACGATTGGTGCGATATCGATTGCGTCACAAGGAGACGCGAATTCGGCGACTTGTACGTCCGGTAGGCCGTTGCCGCCCGATCGAAATACTTCGATAGCGGCGTTGTCGGTCTCGAGGTCGGCTTCGGTGCGAAACTCACGCGACCACCCTGGACGACCAACGGTCGGGTCAACCGAGACGACGTAGGTTGCATTCGAGCGTGGCTCCTCCCAGACGAGGAATAAGCCGCGTGGGTCGTCGTCATCGAAGTCCGCAGGGACGACGGTGCGATTACCCACGCGCCATGACGAGGGCTCCGACATCAGCTGATACTCAGCTGAGCTGGTTCAAGCTGAAGTCAGTGACCTGCTGCGGCGGCATCGGCAGGATTGGCACATTGAACACATGCGAAAGCGCCGTGCCCGCTCCGTTCACGCCTGCGATTGTGAGATTGAACGATGTCGCCGTAGCCGTTGAGGCAACTGTTGCCGTGAACGTGAGCGCCGTCGGATCGACGGGGCTGAGCGTCACATCCGTGACATCGTCGACCGTGACCGTCGGCCCTGACTGCAAGGGCACGAAGTTGGTCGACGGTACGAGGCCAATTTGGAATGTGCCTGTTCCGCCTAGTGCTACTCCATTGATGCTCATGGTTTGCTCCTTATACCGTCGATGATGATTTGCGACAACGTGAAATCGGAAACTTGCTGCGGGATGCCAAGGAAGGTCTCGATGCGCGTGAGGGAGGCCTCGACGCGGGCTTGCGAAGCGAGCATTTGCGCGTCGGCCTTTGCTTGAGCAGCAGCGAGGGCTTCGATCGCGGCGAGGATTTGCTGGCTGAGGGTGATGTTGGTCTGGACGGCGGCGAAGATCGTCTCGCACAAGGCGAGGATTTCGAGCAGGAGATCGTAGATGGTCGGCGGAGGCTGCGTCGCGGTCTTTGGACCGGTCTTGGTGAGCGTGGGCGTGAGCATGTGATGCACCTCCGCTAGAAGGTTGCGCGGTGCGCTTGGGCTTACGTCTTTTTTAGGTGGTTTCATTGTAGGCATACCATATGCTCGTCTTGTCTACTTGTTTCACATTCGGCACCAGTTCGTCAACAGCGCGAATTACGTCGGGCCACTCGTGAGTGTAGTCATGACCACAGAGCAGCCCACCTGGGGTCAGTTTTGAG